TTCTGGATTTTCAGACACTCCGAGCCACTCTCCCCACCAACCAAGTGCCAGTGGTGCCGAGTGTCCAGAGATGGAGCATAGAAGATGGACACGCTACTTATGACCCCCATGAAACAGGCTCACTTGTCCTTTATTACGACCATGTTGCAGAAGTAAAAGAGCTACTCCAAATAATTGAATCTCTGACTAACAAGGTTAATAAGCTTCAAGAGGAAGATACTTATTTTCCACCCTTACCCTTGTATGGTAATTTTACCTACACTACCACAACTACAACCAAGAAACGTTTGCCTAAGAGATATCCTAGTAAAGGAAGGTATTAAAAGATGAGAGATAAGATGATGACATTTGAAGAGTGGAAATCTTGCCCAGAACAAACGTATAAAGGGTGCTGGGATGCCGCACGTAAGGGAATGATTCCTGCTAAGGATGCTATTGTTCCAGATTGGGAGAAATTCCCAGGAGCCACAGGAGCCCGTATTGTTTATGAGCACGGAATGGTTTCTTGGAAAAACTCGGATTGGGAAAACCCGGGTGTAACACAAGAATTTGAAGGAAAGATTGAAATTGGTGAATACTATTATGCTCCTACGCCACCTTGGTCACCAAAGAACAAAGAGCTAGTATTTCTACATGCAAATGGAAGTATTCATATTGGCAGAGCAGAAAGTGAGGAGTATGACCCCACAAAAATAGATGAGAATACCCTGTTCTATATTAAATCCGGTACCACTGAGGGGTGGTTCAGAAGGGGTAGCCTTAAGCCCTTTGATGCTGAAAAGGTCGGTAAAGACTGGAACGAGATTTAATATGGGTTATACTGACCTTCTCACAAACTTCTTAGACGCAAGGTATTGGCATTTTACTCAACCAAATGATAAAAGACTAGAAGAAACATATTTGGCACCATTCATGACTTGAGGATGGGGGGATAGTGTGACTTGCAAGAAATGTGGGATGGAGCTTCTTGTTCCTAACACTGAAAATCTAAAAGAAAAAATTACTGAGATTGTTGACGAGTGGGATGATTTCAATGAAGAACACGAAATCAACGATTGGCAGTCTATGAAGAGAGTACTCATTCAGGAGTTAACGGAGGGATTGAAATGATTATTAGTCATCCTGTAGAGGGGGATATTAGAGAGAGGACAATTTGGTGTATTTTTCCTCTAAAGTTTCTGAATACAACATACTGGTTTGAAAGGGTCCGGGTTAAGGAAGAGTACTGCTATTATATAAATAATCTTTATTATTGGGAGATTGTGGCTGTAACACCTCTTGCCAATAAGAAGTAATTAGGTTATCTTGTACAGGGGAGAACATGAAATGATAGTAAACATTAAGCTACTTAAACTTTTTGAAGATACAATTGTAAAACAGATGGCTAAACAAAGACTCAGTTTCTTTAGCGGTTTTGGATGAGCTTAGAAAAAGAACCTCTATCTTCTTTTATGACATTATTAACCGCCAAGGACCAATGCCCAGAACATCTAATTCCTGGTTCGTTTACCTGTGTTAATGAGGACCCTCGTATTGAAATGATAACACTCCAGTTGAAGCCCAAAGAACCAATCCATTCAACCGTATATATCCCTAACGCAGAAGGTTTATTTCTTAAGGGTGATTTCACTCTTAATTATGTTCTAAATCATAATGACAGGGTGATGATTAAACAGAAATTGAATGATGGCTGGAGCCTAGCTTTCTACTCTCCTAGTGACCACTACGAATACCATATTGACTGGTCTTATCCAAGAGGTATTTGGATTCGAATAGAACGTAAAAATGGGATTACTCCTTCAAAGAATTTCCTACCTAATGACTGCATGGGTTATGTAGGTAACGAAACCTTTGACCCGAATGATTTTGTTGGTCAGGTTCTGGAGTATACTGGAAAAACTCGGATTGGTTTATTTAATGGTGGTCTCTACTGGATTAAGGGTTACAACGAAGCCGATAGAACTCTCCGTACTGGCAACGACCGGTTGGCTAGTCTTGGGGACTGGAAAATCCCTAGGTTAGCGAAATGAATGATATTGGTAAGGACGTATAACAATGGATGAAGGAACTGAAGACTGCCCAATTTGTGGTAGACCTATGACTTATTATACAGGACTAGATTGGGATTGTGAAACTATTGAGTGTGATTGGAACACGATATGGCGGTGCCCAGTTGGGTGTATAGAGAGATTGAGAAAATTTTGGAGGAAGAAAAATGAAACAAAAACGCTACAGGTTTGAGTACTCACTATCTATTGGGGCTTACACTGTACGAAAACATTTTTTCTGGTTCATCTGGGAAGATATTGCTTATCCCAAGACTATCTATACTAAAGAACAGGTCGAAAAGGTTATTGAAGATATTAAAGCTAACACAGATATTGAGGTGGTAATATGAGAGTAGTTACCCCAGCTAAGGAATATGACATCGACCACTGCTTTCACTGTTGTCCTTACTTTGGAAGAGATAGCGAGTGTATGATTTGTAATCACCCATCTCTGAAGACATTTGAAGAGAAGATGATTATTTCTTGGACAGAAGATATTAAAAACGGATTTCCATCAAAGTGTCCGTTATTAAAAGGAGACCTTAAATGAAAATACGAAGTAAAGCAACTAAAGAAGCAATTAAGTACCAACCAGGAATGGAAGATGGGTATACTTGCTATGGACTAGACGGGTCTTATATAGGTTATTTTAAAAAAGGTGAGGCCATGCCCAGGGCAGAACAAAAACCAGTTATCCTTACTGGTATAGGATTTAGAGTATTGACAGAAGACGATTGGATTATTACTATGGACGAAAAAACTAGAAAAGTGCTTTCACCAGAGGAATTTGAACAAGAGTATGAAGTCATTATTACGAGGCAAGATACAGACCCCGAAAAAGCAACATCTGTTAATCTTTCTGCACAAGAAGCTCTACAATTAGATAATCTTAAGAAAGAATGGGAAGCTGGTTATAAAAGAGGTTATTATGATGCACAAAATAATCTTCCCGACCCCGAACTTAGGAAAGAAACAGAACAGATGGACATGGTTACTTATAATAAGATGATTGAGGCTACCAAACGGGCTAATGAAGAACAAGCACGTTTAGCCATAACCCAGAAAGAGTTCCTTGATAAGGGTATGAAAGATGCAGGGGAACAAAAGCTGTATGGAGTAGCTAACGCAATTCTTAATGGAGTAATTGCCAATGCAGGATTATTATTTCTCAATAGATACCCCGATGAAATGAAGGTTATCTGGAAAGTAGCCCAAGCATTTGTCGATGCAAAACCTGTGGATAAGGAGACAAAGTAAATGAACAAAATTAAGATTTGGCATGTATATGACCTAAATGGGTACAGCAGTCCAGACCTTGACCCCAATAAAGGCGAATTCGGTGGAGATTTGGAATTGACCCTTTCTACCACTCTTACGGACATGGACCAGAAATTCATGCACGACATTCTAAAAGGTATGGGTGCCAAAGAAACCCTCTTGACACTTTATGATGCTAATGCTACACTCCTTTGTAGGTCAGAGACAGCAGTTGATGTATCCGACCATAATGAGACTGTGTTTATCAGCCAAGAAGTCGTTGATTTCTTTGAGTAATAAAATAGTAAGGTGGCTAATATGCTTATTCTTATGGCAGGGTTCTGCGTAGACATGGTGATTATGACTATTATTTTGGGTTGTTTTGGAGTCACCCCCGTACACCCGGGGTGGTGGATTGTATTTCTGGTAACAGGCTTGGGATGGTTTATTATTGGACCAAAAGTTCTTAAACGAGGCTATATTTCGTAGAGAACCTGTCCATAGTGAAAGATAATAGCCTTAGTAGACTGATTAATAATCTCTACTAGGGCTTTTCCTGTATTAGCTCTTATGAAGAATGATAAGCCAGTAGAGGAGCCAGACGCAGTATTTTGGTTTGTTCCGTCGCCTCCCACTAGGTATTCAAGAGCAAGTGTTCCTTTAACTGTACCGGTAGGATTAATAGTTAGGGTTGTCTCACACACGGTCTTGGTAGCGGTAATATTAGGATTATATGCTGGAAAAGGTGTACCACCAATGTAGTCAGTTCCCCGATATAGATTTACTAGTACCGGTCCTGCGGTAGTGGCAAAAGATGGTGGGAGAACATATACTTGTCCAAATTCTCCCTTAGTCGGGTCTGGGGTATATGTGCTGTAATCAAATAGAACATACACTGTTGCCCCAATGCTAATATTGATGTTCTTCTCAAAAGTAAATGATGAACCCTTAGCTACTCCATCATCGGCGTAGGTAGTAGTAATTACGGCGTCACCAGAGGTAGAAGCTTGGGCAATGTCAACAGTATATCGTGACTGCTGTAGTGGATTACCAGACATAATTTTACCTCGGGTTCCTAATTAGTCATCCTCACTAATTATAGGTAAAATCATAAGGAGAAATATATATGATTAGCCCTGCTATTATTACTGATTTGGATGCTCGACAAACCGGAGTTGTGTTTGAACTCACCAGTGAAGGAAAGTTTATTAAAGCCAACGGATACATTGTGGATACCTCACTGTTCCGGGGTGAGGAACTGGCTCGTTGGAAGGATGTCGATGCTGACCGTAAAGAAGTGATTGTCAACGCCATCTTAGTGGCTCTTGGCTATAACACCACGCCAGAGGTTTCTGGTGAGCCCTCGCCAATTGTGGCGGAAGTTACCACTGTTGTGCAAGAGCCTGCTGTAGAGACGCCTGAGGCGGTTGTAGAGGAAATTGCCTTTAGTGAGGCGGTAATGGATAATGGTGATGAAGGTTTAGACCTACCCGATGAGACTCCCACTACTGTTGTAGTTGAGGAAGTAGTGGTTGCTACTAATGAAACCGAAGCTGTTATGCAAGAGCCTGCTAAGAAGTCTTCCAAGAAGAAGTAGAATTACCTGTCTTAGTTTAGAGACCCAATCTGAGAAGGTTGGGTTTTTTGTTTCTGTGGGGTTGACAAATAGCTCAATCCGCTTTATCTTTGGTTATGGGGTTGTCCCCAAAGGAGTGTGTGCCATTAAAATAACAGTAATCGGTTGCGGAGGTGCTTTTTCTGATAATGATTATCTTTATCACCAAAGCTTTATGATTGAGGAGAACGGGAGAAAACTTTTCTTTGATATGGGTAAGGATGTTTATCCCCATGCTATGAAGAAACAAGGTTTGAGTATGAAGGATGTTGATTCTATTCTTATTACTCATGGGCACGATGACCACATTGGGGGTCTTGGTACTCTGGGACTCCGAAGGTATGATTGGAAGAATAAGCCAACTCACTGGTCCAAAGCTCCTGACCCCAGCTATGCACCAAAGCTTTATCTTGCAGAGTCATTTAAGGATGAGTTGTGGGGTGCTCTTAGGCTCGGATTGGAAACTAACGAAGGATTTGTTGGTACCCTGGATACGTTCTTCCAAGTAGTCCCAATCGCTAACAATCAGCACTGGGACTTCGAGGGTTGGGATATGCAACTCGTGAGCCAAATTCACGTGATGACAGGTTCAACTATTATGAGCGCCCATGGTCTTTTCATGGAAAAAGGTGAGCATAGAATCTTCCTTACTGGGGATACTCAGTTCTTCCAGCCCCGGCAGGTTATGTACTTCTATGATAAGGCTACCTTTATTATCACCGATTGCGAAACTGCGGGTACAAATCTTAAGTTCCCGGAAGGCACTGAAGTTTATGACACCATTCAAGATGGTGAAAAGGTTACTCTACCCTGGCCAGGAAAGGAAGTTGACCCTAATGGTATGATGGTTATGGAATTGCTGGCTCAGGGTATTGAACCCTATAAGTGGGGTTGTATCAAATTTATGTCCGGTGTACATTCAACTTATGCTGAACATGCTGGGTACCCTTCGGCAAATGCCACCAAGCTTACCCCTGAAATCAAGAAAAAAACTTGGATGAGTCACTATGGGGACCATGTTGTTCTTCATAAGGACGCCTTTGGTAACTCGGTTAACTGGCAAGAGCAGGCTAGGAAAGATGGTCTTGCAGGTTTTGTTATTCCTGGTCAAGTATTTGAGTTTAAGTAAATGATTTATAAAGGATGGGATGTAGTCTTAACCAGTCGGTAAGATAAATCCCATCTCTTTTAGAGAACCCATAACTTTAGCTTGAACCTTCTCCGGTGTTATCACTATATTCGAGCTATCAAAAACCTGACTCAAACATCTTCCGTCATTAGCCAAGAACATCTTTGCATTATATATTGCTCCTGCTATTGCATCTGAGGCGTCCTTTGCATTGATACCTATTAGGGATGTTTCCCAGGTATAGTCGGCACCCTGGGGATTGATTGTATCCCCCATAGAGTGGTCTACTTTTAACTTCTTGGATATCTTAGTAGGTACTATACGAAGAGACTTCAAGTTGTTCTTGAAAAAGATGTCTCGTCCAGTCTTTAGGTTTCCTTGCTCTATTAATTGAGACAGGAATAGATAGGGGTCCATGGTTTCATCCACTGAAACCCTTTCCATCTCTAAGCCATTTCTTTCAAGATACTGTATAGCGGCTTCGGATTGGAATGTGTCATAGGAACCCTGGACTATTGAAACTCCTCCTTGGGTATACAGGTCTATTACGAATTCCTTAATGGCATCCAGATTGATTCTTCCCCCAAAAGGGTGTACTTCAATACAGAAATCCACTACATAAACCAAGTCCCTATTGGCATCAAACTGTCTACCCATAACTTGTTCTTTTCTCTCAACATGTACCATCGCAATGGCTGTTGTGTCCCCAGTAATGGATTGGTCAATATGGAACACACGAGGTATTGATGGTTTGTAGTAGAATTTGTATCCGTGACCAGACTTTACAAAGAAAGTGTCTTTTATCTGGTTCCATATTAAACCAAAGGGGGACATTTTACTGTCTGCCCGAATGGGGTAATAGAGGGACTTGAGTTGGGGGATAAAGCACTGTTCTATTTTTTCATAATCATAAAAGAGACGGTCTAGGTTTCCTTGGGGAATGCCAGAAATATCTTTTAGTGCCTTATATAGGTCTGACCTATATATTCCCTCTAAATCTACTCCCTTCTGTCTTCTGGGTACCCACTCAATGTCTACTGGGTTATATCCTTCCGCAGAACTTAGAATCATGGGGGGTTTTCCCGATGAACCTTTGAAAATAGGGAATCTATCGGCTAATTCCTCCTCTAAATAGTCACTTTCAACCCATGAATAATGGGAACCAGTAACTACATAGTTAGTTTCGTCCTTTTTTGATTCAAACTGAACAAACTGGTCCACGGGATTTTCTAGAGAATTTGGCGAACTGTCAAGAATTGAGCGACCATACCAGTCTCCCTTTAGACGACTCCAAATACGACCCCGAAGGTCAAAGTAGAAGCGCATAATCTCCTCTTCTGGTCGGCCTGCCTGAACCCAGAAGCTCAGCTCGCTCATGGTTCCTGCTACTATTGTGAGTCCGAGCAGGTTATGTGTAGAGGATACGAGCTTATATACTAAGTTTCCTGAGAACTGGAAAGCAAAGATACCTCCCGGAGACGCAGTAGTCCAATATATTTTAGTAATTTCACCACTTTGTCTCTGGAACTCCCTCTCTTTTCTTACCATATCCTCTTTAGTCCTGCACCTTTCAAAGAACTCCGAGGACTCAAGTATGTTTTGTATTGGCTCCCGTAGTAACTCAGAGCTTTTTGCTAGGTTAAATGATGCTAACACGAATGCTAAGGTAGTATGAGAACTAAGACCAAAGTATTTTTTTGGATTTTTCATCATTGCAAGGTGTACAGTAATGTACAACATGATTAGATTAGATAGCAACGTCTTGCCGAAACCGATAAATGGACCCAAAACAGCATGTCTATAGGGCTGGTTTTCATCAAAGAACTCCATAAAGCACTGTTTTATTCGTGGATAAATATTCTCTGCAACAGGACCAATGTATCTTACTGTTAAGAATTCCTCTGGAGTAGGGGGCCGACTTCTAAAATTAACCCTCCAAGGTTCATTTAATAGCGTAGATTGCTGTGAAGACGTTAAGTCCTTACTGCTAGTAATAAAAGTAATAGCTTGCCTAACCTTATTCATGTCTATATTACTAATGGAACTAATTTGCTCTGGAGATAGGGTTGTATTACTCATTTACAAACTCCCAGTATGTTTGTGTAGACCTATTTTTTGCACCCTTTATAGCGCAGTTCCGTATTGTTGGCGCTAATATACCACTTGCCAAGCTGGCTTCCCTAAGAGATGAATACACAACATTAGTAGTAATACATCGTACTTTTCTAACCTTTTTCTCTATCCATGCCCTATCTCTTACTAATGTAGACAGCATATAGTGCCAACCGTTTCTAATAATAGAACTATAAGCGGATTTGTTTTGTTCTCTTAGTTCTTTAAATGTTTTCACCTTATTTACTGCTTCCTGGCATTTTTCCTCTGTCCACTGTAGTCCAAAACCCCCAAGTCCACCTCCAGAGTTCTTGTTTAAGATTACCCACCCCTTACTTCGATATGATTCAATAAAGTTATTTTCTTCTAACCTCGCTTCTTGGGCAGATATGTACTCAGTAAGCTGTTTTACTTGATAGGATACCCCAGTTTCCTTTAGATATAGGAACGCTGAGTCCCTGGAATTAGTCTTAAACCTAGCTTTTCGCCGTTCTTCCATATTATAGGTTAGACCTACATACACATGGTTATCCTCAAACTCATAGGCATATATGCACCTTCTATATTTATCCCCTCCGGTTGATGGTAACAATTTTTGTATGTCCTTTACAACCCCATGTCCATGAGCAATAGTGTATATTGAACTTTTTCTAAACTCCGAGAAATTATTGAACTCTTTAGACTTTTCTAAGATTTGTAGCGTTGTTTTATCCCATTTTTCTTTGAAGTGGTCTTTTAGGCATTCCTTACACCCAATCATACCTTTGAGATGAGAAGAAAGGCACTGATTAAAGGGACCATGTTTAGGACAAATAATTCTTTCTACCCGGAGAATAGAGGTGTACTCTGTTTCAGAATAGTCCCATATTTTATCTCCCCATGTTTCTTTAGACCTTCTAAGAAATTCCCCCCAGGAAAGAGAGCGATTTACTTGCATATCCCTATGCCAGCATTTCTTACAGCCCCCACGACGGTTTGTTAGCTGGTAGGGGCTTATCATAAATACAAACCCACATACTTTACATTTTACTTGTCCTTTTGTATCAACACCCTTTAGTACAAACTCCGATAAGTCAAATTTGTCTTTACCGTGGGTGATTTCGACTCTATTCTCAAATGTTTCCCTAGTTACCGCTTTCATACCTTCAAAGTCCTTTAATAATTAGTTATACTTCCTCAGTTTAAGTTTTTACTAGAATAATCCCCCAAACCTCCAAACACCCACCTACACTAATTAAGGGACACAAGTTGTTCAATCTACTAATATGTAACAAAGACACCAAGCATACATGCCTTGAGATGTCGAAAAGACCCCTTACTGTATATGGAAAGCGGAAATCTTTTACAAAAGTAATACAGAACTACATTCAAATATCTATAAGGAGATATAGTATTATGGCTAATGACAAGTTTACTATCCGCACCCGCAAACAAGCAGAGTGGTGGAGAGAGTCAGGAGAAATTCCTGAAGGTACCAAGCTCAAGGAGAAATATAGTGGTGCCAATTTCAATGCTGGCTGGGATGGACGAACTGCCCCCGGTGAAGCTACTTCTGGTGGTGCCAAGAGCACTGGGTATGCCAAGAACGGCGACCTCAAGAAGAATTATGATGCTCTAGGACCCGGTAAGAAGACTACTAAGAGTGCTGACCCCCTTGAGACAGATTATCCAAAAGTGAAAGAAGTTAAGAAACCTACCCGCAAACCTATTTCCAAAGTTATGGAAGGGTTCGAGGACGAAGGCTTTGAAGATGAAGGCATGGAAGGTGCCGACATGGGTGCTGGTCCTGAGATGGGTGGTGATGAGGGCTTTGATGATGTTCCTGCTGAATTTGAAGATGAAGGCATGGAAGGGGATATCGGCGGTGGTGAGGAAGTTGCTGAGGACGTTACCGTTGAAATCGGTGGTGTTCAGTATAAACTCGTTCCCATGGAAGATGAAATGGGTGGTGAAGAAGGTTTTGATGACGGCATGGGAGATGAAGGCTTCGAAGACGAAGGAATGGGTGCTGGCGAAGGTGACTTCGGTGGTGACCAATTTGAAGATGAAGAGCTTGGTCGCCATGGTGGAGTGAAGGCTGAGTCCAGGGATGTGACTAAGGAATCCCGCAAGAAAGTTAAGGAAGCCGAAGTTGATATGGACGATGAAGTTGACCAAGCCATTGAGGAGTCCATTAAGAGAATCAAAGCTAATAAGGCTAATCCTAAGAAAGAAGCCGCTATTAAGAAGGCTTTAGCTATGAAGAGCTTTGCTGAGAAGCAACTGAAGGAACTATTTACTGGTGAATACGTGCTGAATAAGCAGGGTGAACCCGGTTTCGATTTCTCGGAAGTTGGTGGTAGCGAAGACTTGGCTGTTGTTGACCGTGCCGCTAGTGGCAAGCAGTATACCCCTACGGTTTCTACCTCTGTGTATGAACCCGGTGCTGATAAGAAAGGTGGTTCCACTGCTCACGCTAAGAAGGTTGAGTCTACCAAGACCTCCTTTGAAAAGTGGCTGAAGGTTCAGGAAGGGAAGTTTGCTGAAGCCGATGACCCTGGTAAGACCTCTGATGACTTTAATAAGTCTGATGTGGCTAACAAGCTCACTGGTACCTGAACAGAAGGCTCAGAATAACAGGGCTCAACGCAGACAAGAATCGGTGAAGACTCCTTCTGCTGAGGTTACTGAGAAGCTTGAGAATCTTGACGAAAACTTTTCGTTCAAAGATTTTTTGGCTGGAAAATATAAGTCCTGATAGGATAAGCATTTAGACAAAAAAAATACCCCAGGAGCAATCTTGGGGTTTTTTGTTTTAGGCAAAATTAAAATGATACCCTCCTCTACTTTTTGAGGGGTGTCCACAAGCACTTCCTACATTACTTACACCCAGAGCCTTTCCAGCGGCACCAAAGGACTCAAAAATCTCACCAGTCTCAACGCAGACTACCTTAACCATCCTTTCCTTATTATAACCCTTAAGTCTGTTTATGTCTTTATCAGAAAGAGGGGGCATCTTCCGTCCGGTCCTCTGTATACTCATTAGGTCTTTAGTCTGCTGTGTCATAGGGGGTCTTTTCTTAGCCGACTCAGACATTTTCTTTTTTGCCTCGTCTGATAATGGGCCATTTTTCCTACCCCGATATTGGATACCATTTTCCTTTCTCGATTGGATTTCCTTATTCGTAAGAGTTTTTCCAGGGGGTTTCCCAGTTATCTTTCTTTTTACATGCTCAGGATGTTTTAGTCCCTTATGAGAACTACTCATCCTATATCTAGTGTCGTCCGTAAGAGTATACCTAGAAGTACCCCCAGTGGTTTTATTATATCCCTTAGCGGAGTTATTGCTCTGATACAGAGCAATCAACCGTATCTCAGCCTCATTTAAGAGGTCTACATGGTCAACTACCTCTATTATTTCATAGACAAAGTTTTCCCTCCCATGCTTTTTGAATGCCCTCTCAAGGTGGGGGTTAGCTCTCTTGTTACCTGTCCGGTGATGTTTAAATCTTTCCTCAACATCCTCTGATTGACCAATATAGACTTTGCCAGAGGGGGAGGTGAGTTTATATATGCCTATGATGGGATTTTTGCTTTTCATTCTTTTTACCTTTAACGTCATTTGCCGTGACGATACATAATTAGTGCAGGAAGAAAAAAGAGGTTAGAGAGGGGAATGAATCCTCTCAACAGGCGGCAACCTGCTGTCCCTCGGTTAATTAGTTAGAGTTCAGTTTATTCACCTCTTATTCTTTCCAAACAGCTTCATGAAATACTCTGGAAAATCTATCTTTCTATAGCAATCACAACAAACCTCTGTCTTAGGGCTGGCTATCTCTGTCTTATAGAACCGAGGATTCCTATCTTTATTAAGCTCACATCCACAGGTTGAGCATTTAATAGCTACTTCTTTACCCATATCCTTTACCTACTTAATGTTAAAGTGTTACACCCGAAAAGAAAATAAGCCAAATAAGTCCACCTACTACAGCTAGTATACCCAGAACAAATCCAACAAGAAATCCCTCAAAGTTCTTTTTTAGCCATTTACTGAGGCTACCTAATAATGTCTCTTTTGGTGTGGTCATAACAAACTCTCCTACTTACTGAGGGTGTGGGAATCGAACCTACTTATACCAGACCCAAATTCTGGTGGACAACCAATATCCCAACCCTCATCAAACTCTAGATGTCTAAGTCTATCATTTCCTTTTTGAAATCTTCTATCATAACCTTATCTTTTCTTCTTTTACCTTCCAAAGCCCAATCCATATCTCTATGATGCCCCCGGTCCAAAATATAGGCTAACCCCGCTCTTTTCCCATCCCCGGTCCAGAGCTTCTTATTAAGATAACTCATACGAGAAATAGCTTCTCCATTAAGAACATACCTATGGGTAATCCATCTCTCGTACCTACGGAACTCAAAGTACTTTCTCCACTTCTTGTCCAGAACAAAGTAATAATCTACTACCTTGTCGCCCCGCCAGTCAAGGCTATTAATGACTTCAATAGTCATAAATGGTCTAACATGGTGATTGAAGAAATCTTGTTTTTCTTTCTTTACATGATAGTAGTTGGGATGAACTGAACCGTCATCATTCTTCTTAGCTGAAATCCACTTGAAAAAGTGACCATCTCTGGACTCATTATCACTTTTTTTATCCTTCTTTTTAGGGTGACGGATAATATCATCTACCACACTCCAGTTCTTTTTCCAGGATGGACGTTTCTCATAACAGACAAACTCCTCGACTACTTCAGGCAACAGAGCCCTAATCTTGGCTTCCATATCCTCATGTAGCTTTCGGATTTCACTTTCATTAATCTGAAGCGTAAAAAAATACCCCTCCTGGTATGGATGTTCCAACTCTTCCCAGCTACCGACACTATCATTTTCTGAACTAAAGAAGAATCGCCTTGGAAATAGACTAATTCCGTCGTTTAGCATATCATTGTATTCCTTTTGATACGCTCTTGCTACATGAATAAGTTTCTCATGGATGTTATTGTTATGATGCTTCATTTAGTATCTTCCTCTATAAGTTAAGTATAACTATGAACCTTTTTTAAAGCAAGCGAAGAACACCCCCGGTTCCCCCGTAGGACCCTTTCCGTATCCTTTAGTAGACACCCACCCTTGTGACTCAACAATCTTAGCAAACAAGGAATAAGGACCCTCTCTGTTCTTGTCTCCACCAAATAGGAATGTATCCACCAGAGCTTCTTTAGTCTTCAAATACTTAGCAATCTCCCTAATAAGGGGAATAACTACAGTAACTCCACCAAAGTTCTGAGTCTCCTGAGTAGGAACTCCATCCTCCAGGACATAATTAAATTGGAACTGCAAGGCTCTCCTATTAGAATTATTAATCCTCACCCTTGACATGTCAACTTGCTGTGCAATAGCGCTAAGAGGTACATCCATAATCATGGACTGAAGGTCAAACTTGTGCCCTTTGATATCAATAATAGTAGACACCCAATGACCGTTATCATTTTCTTCATACTCATCACCAGTAGCATTGAAATCATTGAGCAGTTCTTTGAGTTTAATCATAGTTATATATCCTGATTAATTAGTTGCTTAGTATCCCGAATGGGATTCGAACCCATACTTTATGGATTTTAGCAGGGCTCTATCTCAAAGCCCTCCTAAGTCCATTGCTTCTGCCTGTTGAGCGACCGGGACGTAAAAACCCAGACCGTTTCCAGTCTGGGTAAAAATTTATTCTTTGAAGTACTTCTTTGCCCTCTTGGACAGAAGCTCCAGTGTCACGTACAAATCCTCATCCCGAATAATATCCCCCAAGATTACCGTAGGCTGGTCTGGTTTCTCATAAGTAGTAACCTCAGTTCGTTTGGCCAAGGCACGGTGGATGGCTTTGGTAAGACCCACTTCCCGGGAGAACAGGGGAAACCTAACAATGAACCCATGATTCACCAACCTCTGAAAGAGGGGACCAGGAACAATGTCGTTCCACTCGATGCCATTTCGAAGCAGGTATGAGATGACAGGAACGTTATGAGGCTTCTCCTTCTTGAATCGGAAGTCCTCGGGGCTTACCATCGCCCAACCAATATGGGTTTTATTAAACGCAACGGCAACTCCCTTGGCATAGCCGAAATCGTCGAGAATATAGGAAATTAGATGCTTATTCTTAAGCTGTTCCTTTACAAATTCACTCTTGATACTCATTTTCTCAGTCTCCTTAGCCAATAAAGGCTATTTAATTTTGTAAGACACAACCGGTCTTCTCTAATACTATATCATCCGATGCCAAGATTGTCAATGCCTGCCACCAAACTTTTCACCAGCTTTTACTTAGGGGTAGGTATATCCAAGTAAACTTTGCAACCCTCAAAATCTCGAATCACTAATTAAACGTGGGAACAATACACCGGTCTCTTAAAATCAGAATCTACCCAACTCAAGCTCAAGAAACCCAAATCCTAAAAACAATTGGAAGCTGTAGGTTTATCTACAACAAAATGCTTGAAGAAAGAATCAAAGTCTATAAAGAACTTAAGGACCAAGACCGAAGATTGCTCTACGAATATAAGTATACCACAGAAAAACAGTTTAAGCAAGAGTATGAATGGCTTTCTGAGCCAGAATTTAATGCTTTACAGCAATCAAGATTGGACTTGATTTCTGCTTACTCAAACTTCTTCAACTCACTCAAGGGCACCCGAAAGGGTGCTAAGGTAGGGTTTCCAAAGTTTCAGAAGAAAGGACATAAAAACAGTTTTAGAACCCCCAACAACCACAATAATATGGCTGTGGACTTCTCCAAGTCCACAGTGAAGCTTCCGAAACTAGGCTGGATTCCGTTCAGAGACAAAAGAACCTCCTTCGCTGGAAAAATAAAGCAGGCTACAGTAAGCCGGTCGAAGACCGGCAAGTACTTCGTATCCTTGCTCTTCGAGCAAGACTTTGAAGCAAAACCTATCATGTTTGATAGCATTAATAAAGAAAAAGTTATCGGTTTGGATATGAGTTTGGACAAGTTCTATGTGGATAACTATGGGAATTCTCCAAATTACACAAGGTTTTATAGGGAATCAGAGCCAAAGCTTGCGAAGGCTCAAAGAAAATGTAGTAAAAAAGTCAAAGGTAGTAAGAACAGACAAAAATCACAGCTAAAAGTGAATAGAATTTATGAGAAGATAGCCAATTCTCGAAAAGACTTCACCCAAAAGCTGAGTTCTAAGCTCATTGCAGACAACGATGCAATCGTTGTCGAGACTCTATCGCTCGCAGGGATGAGCCAAGCTTTAAAGCTTGGCAAGTCCGTTATGGATTTAGGTTATTCAGATTTTGTAAGTCAACTCCAGTATAAATCCTTACAGAGTAACAAGTTATTAATTGAAGCCGACAAATGGTTTGCTTCTTCGAAGACATGTAACTTTTGCGGATTCAAGAAAGATTTACTCTTACAAGAGAGAACTTGGACATGTCCCAACTGTGGCCGTAGCCACAATCGGGACCAAAATGCAGGTATCAACCTAAAAAATTATGGTCTAAGAGAATTAGGATTAGTAGGGCAGGGACTGCCCGATTTTAAGCCTGTGGAGAAGAAAGTCACTGGACAGGATGTAAATTCTGTGATAAACTATGCTTCTGTGAAGCAGGAAGCCGTGAGTTACCTTACTCACGGTGGTTCATGTCCATGCCGTGGCTTTTCAGTTCAGCATAGCTAGGAACTCTCAATACTGAATCAGGAATATGCCCACCAGCGTCTTTTTCTTGATTCCTCATCTGTGGGGGTGGGGGAGCCTGAAAAGCTCCTTTATACTTAGGGGGCTCAAAAACAGCCAATGGTTCAACTTTTAGTGCCTTTTCAAAGTATCCTTCTGCAATAAGCTTATCCGCAACGTAACTATAAATCTGAGCAAGTTCCTCATCTGAAAATCTCATTTTGTACCTCTTTTGTTAAAATCATCATTATATCTATTGAACCAGTTTCTTAGGGTGGTCCAGTATTCTCTTTGCTCATCAGTATTTAGGTGCTGATACTCTTTTTTGTGCTGTGGGTCCAATTTCAACGTAAGATTCACAATATCCACCAAATCAGACCAGTCAGTTATTAACCTATGATGCTCCTTTTCCGTGCTGGACATTTGAGATACAAAGGAGTCATAACCTACACTGTTAATACTATCGACTCTATACCCAAGAAACTTAAGTCCAGTTGAGGCAACAGACATCTCTGAGAGCTTGTGCATAATGGCAGAATCCCACCTCAGTTGTTCAGAGTAATCAAGACTATAGTAATGTTCACTAACTTGTTCATTCCAGTGGTTACTGGGGTTTGTGAACTCTTCTAGTCTCATTACATAAACTCCTTAATAATCCGTGATGCAATACCCCTATCGACATCCTTAGGCAGTGACTTGAGAATCTTACCCATCTCAGAGGTAGGAATCTTTACCAAACCAAGAATACTAGCAAGATAACTACGAGTTCCCTCCTCAGTAAGCATATGAGGAAGAAAACTGCGGAATTCCTCAATTTCCTTAGTAACCTTGGCAAGAGCGATATCATTATCTTTATACAACTCCAATTGAGGCTCCAGCTTCTTTACATAGCTCTTAGCTACCGCCTGGATATCCTCCTCCATAACCTCTCGCCCTGCTGTTTTGGCAACACTTTTTGCTTCGGACAGCAAGATAGGAATAACCGTATTGGAGCGAATAGGGTTGGTGTCCTTGAGGGCATAGCGTTCTTTAGTAAGTTTATCTACAATGGTCATATTATCTCTCCTTAAAATGGTATAGTAATAGGTTTTTTAATACAGTACTCTAAGAAAACTGCATCCAAGACATACTTCATGTCTTTTAGCACATTATCTGGTAACTTGTTAAAGGGCATATTGGGGTAATAAGGCATATTGGGCTGTGGATCTACCTGGGAGTACATATAATCCAGTGCCGCCTTGTACCTTTGCAGACCAAGGTATTCATTCATTTCATCGATGTTTTCAAACTCAATAGAAAGATTAGTTTTCATCCTTACTCCCTTTATCAAGCAATGTTCCAAAAACAGCACCCTTGATGTTAATAACCTCTTCCTTGGTAGACCCAGTAAAAGTGTCTTTAATAGTCCAGACATCCTCACCTATTTGTACCTTATCACCAATCTGTATTCCCGGAACAAAATCCACCCAGCAGTTAGTACAGAGTATGCTACCTTTTAACACACGATATACACCAACATTAAAAACCATCTTCATATTTTAACCCCTGCCTTTTGGATATAGCGGATTCGAACCCCTGCTACCAGAACCACAATCTGGTGTGCTACCACTAACACTAACATCCACTTGAACTATACCTACCGGAGGGATTTGAACCCTCGTTTCTAAACTTATCAGTTTAGAGCCTACCTTTTCAGGTGGTTTCAAGCACCTTGGCTGACGGCGGTTACCTATATTAATCTATTCCCGAGTAGGTTTCTTACTCTTCTTAGGTTCTACCCACTTGTGCATATCATCACTATATTTCGTGACATATGCCATCTTACCATGGGGTTTACCAAAGGCACCCTTAGCCTGCATAGCAGGAGTAATAAGTGTTTGGTAATCTTTGGACATCTTTGTCTTTCTACCCCCGCCCTTGGTAACTTCTCGCCTTCGGGCACGGTTCATAAAGGGTCCGAGGGTCTGTTGGATATGGTTCATATTGGGACCTACAGTACTAGGTACTTCATGTTCCATATCGAGGTTATCAACCGCTGGAATCGCAGTGTCATCATGTTGCATATTATTATCTCCTTAAATACTTTGGATGAGAAAGTTATGGATAGCCACAATTGCTTCCTTAACTTCTGAAATGTGGTAGGGAACCACCACAATAGGTTTAACTTCCTCAGGTAGAAGTTCAGAGAGAACATTGTTATGCACAGGAACTACTTCCTCCTGTGAGAACATTACAGGAGTTGGATAAGAAAATACCCAAATTCTACCCCTAGGGTCCATCTCAACCGCACAGTCTGGAAAACTGCTATTAATCTCATCAAAAAATACTTGTCGGTCAGTCTTCTGGTATCTATTGGCTACTGCCATAAAGATACCTCCTTCATTCATTAATACCTGTCCCATACGGGATTTGGCTTACTTACAATATATCACAGTGTCCACAAGAGGTCAAGTGTTATACAAACTTCTTTCATGCAAAATTTTCAATTCCCTCGACAGATAAAAGAAAGGAAGCATTTGTACTTGTTTGATATGCTCACCAAACTTATTAAGTACATCTATCATCCTTTCTGCCCCTACTGGGTTATGAGAGTGAACTATAACCTGATAGAGGGGAATCTTTTCTTCTACAATAAAAGAAGCTACCTGGAACCCAGTGTTTTCTTCACTCGAATCTACCATTGACTGATGGTCCATATCGTGGTCCAACAAAGCCACGTCAAAGACTTGTTCTTTTAGTAGTTTCTTGGCTACGTGGATATTATCAGTGATAGTTAGTGTATCCTTACTAAGATACTCTCTAAACTGCTCAATCCTGTTCTCATCATCTTCAAAGATGAATATACGTCTACCCATGTTTATTACCTACTGAGAACTACTGAGCGGAGTTTGGTCAGCCAGTGTCCCTTTGTTTCCTTTAGAATATGCTTACACACTTCTTCATAAGGGAAGTATACCTTGGATTTTTCATTCTTGAAGAAATGAGTATCCGATACAGTTTTAATAAGACCAAACAGTCCAGGACCATTACCCCGAACCGTATCAATCAGCAGAGTGGACTTCATAGCCTCCATCATAGGACGGTATACGTTCTCAAAGTAACTAAATACCGCCTGAGTAAAGCTAACGCTGAATGGAATATTCTCCTGCAAGAACCACTTATGAGTATTAATATAGTCACACAATAGCTCTGCAAGCTCCCACTGGTCCAAGACGGTAGCATTAACCAGCCAATCGAAGTCTTTTAATTCATCCTGGCACATCACAATATTAGTTGTCATAGCTCAATTCTCCTTTTTTATTCTTTTTCACCGGAAGCTACCGCAATAGTATTGACTTCCTGAAACAGATTCCTAAGTAGTAGTTCCTTCTCCCTGTTGGAGGCTTTAGCGAGGTCCGTTCCCTCATACTCGGTGTGCTTATCCAACCCCTCGGAGTTGGTAGACAAACAGGAATTTGGAATACACCGACGAACCACCACCCCTTTATTAAAGGCAAAGCTCTTGCAGAGCCAGTATGAGTGATAGGTGTCAGGACGAACCTTGGTGTATTCTTCATTATAGGCGGATTTAGTAAAAGAAATGGTCAGGCGCATATCCGAGACAGTCTTACCCAACTTAGTAAACAGGGTATATGCCTCATAAATGGCGTAACCAACATTATCAATAGCCTCATTAACCTTCTGAAGGCTATAATCCTCAGGATAGCGGTCGCTGATGTACATTACATCATAAGACTTGCTGACTCTCGGACCCTGAAGGAGGGAAACTTTTTTGTTGGAAGCCTTGGGAGACTCCTTGTACTCGATGGTGATATTCGCAGTGATACTGTTAGTAACCGGCATTTAATGCCCCTTGTTCTTAGGATAATAGTATTTTACAATACTATTGTTGTTGTGTCAATAGGATTTTTCAGAAAGAGTGGGATTCGAAACCACGGTTCCTTTCGGAACGCCGGTTTTCAAGACCGGAGCCTTAGACCGCTCGACCATCTTTCTATGAACCCAGGGGCTATCTTAATTGTTGCGAAGAGCTTGGAGTTTCTTCTGAAACTCCGCTTTCTTAGCCTCTTTGAGAGCTTCCTTTTTGGCGAAGAACATTTGAGCGTCCTTAACACCCTCTTCCATTTCCTCAAAAAATTTCTTAGGCATATTTGTTTCCCCTTCTTGAATCTTCCTCATCATACCACTTCCTTCAATAAGTGTCAAGCACTCCCATTCAAATTATTTATTTTCCTACACTATCATGATGTCTTACCCCAGTTAGAGCAACTGGGTTTACCGTATGCTTAAACCATATAAGCCATAGAGCATTGTTATTCCAAGCATGAGCTTCTCCATACTCAGGAAACTCTCCATCTAGTTTCAAATGATGAATTTCATTTACCCTTCTTCCTTCTGTCACCCCGCACAGAATTGCTTCTGTTACCAAGTTTAGACTACGAATAAATGCTTGCTTTACTCCGGCCTTAAACACAACATCCAAGTTCTTTAGAAAGGGTCTTGTTATTAGAACTGAGCGGTTTGCTTTTACCTGTTTTTTCTGTAGATTAGAAATAATTGATTCAATCTCATTTTTAAACTCGGGAGAGAGATTCTTGGGTTCAAGAAGAATGGGATTGCCATCATTTATCCACTCTTTCCATTGGAAGTCCTGAAATAGTTTCCCGGTCTCCTCCTCTGGGTCTTCTCCCATGTAAAAGTTAAGAAACTTAAAGAACTCTGGAAGATTGTCTAAATTGACCTCAGGAATGTTACGTTCCTGCTTGAACATAGTCTCTAACTCCTCAGGAGTTGACCCAAGAGTATACGAAGCATTTCTTATAAAAGCCCTATCCTTATTAGATAGGTCTTGACTAAAAAGAATAGACTCCCTAAGTGCTCGAATAGGGTCAAGAATAAGTTGAAGGTTCATAAATAATTAGTATTATTTATTTTCTCTACTCCTAGGAGTCGAACCTAGCAAATGGCAGATTACTAAAGTTATCTTTGTTAAGATAACTCAACAGTCTGCTGACTCACCACGTAGTCTTGAGTAGAATGGCCGGGCTTTTCTTGTTAATCTCTCTGGACTTATCCCGCTTTTTCCAGTTCATTTGGGCGCTACCCAACATCTTGGATACATATCGGAATCGAACCGATGACATTCTGCTTGCAAAGCAGACGCTCTACCAACTGAGCTAATGACCCATAGAGTTGCTTGGCATAGTTTCTCACCCAAGCTGGTAGCCTTTTAACTACGTTCAGACGGTTCTGATGACCGACAGTTCCCTTACTTAAAGGGATGCAGACCCGTTAATGTTAGCACCCCACGGGACAACGGGGATATAACCTATATAAATATTGGAGTTTATCTTGTTTTTTATCTGGTACATAAAGTAATACAGTTTTTCTTCCATATATAATTAGTATATAGGTAAGTATTATGCTACCAGATTACACCAATCCGCAATGTAAACCAACCGGGAGGCATCACTGCTTGTCCTTCCAAACCCCACCTTACGGCATTGTCTGGATTTTCCTTGGTTGGTTTTAGGTCACCACCTCAACCGGAGGGCGTTACCGCTTCCCCTTCCAACCAACCTTTCGGCCAACTGGATTTTCCTTGGTTGAAACTGGCGTCAAGGTTTCTTACGTCCCCTTGACTTCTATATACTACCACAAACTAAAAGTTATGTCAACATCTTTTGAAGAATCTTTTTCCACTATCATATAAGGGTCTGACAGGTTAACTTTCATATCATCCGATAGAAGAGTAATAAGAACAACTTTCCAAGACTTGTTGTTAGTATCATTTACAATGATAAACGGGATTTTATACTTGAAATGTCCGCTTATAGCTACATACTTACCAATTTTACCCCGGTTTAGTCGGTCGCCCATACTTAACCCAGAGGCATAATGAACAATATTTGCCAGAACTCTATTTCTATACTCTTTATTAAGCCGGAATTCTTCCCCAGAGCGGTTATAATCATATAACCTTTTTCTAAAATGAATTGACTCCCCAACAATCCATCTCTCGCTGTCATATATATCTGGGAATCGATCCCGAAGATGCTCTATTTTAGAAGGAACCTTAATATCAATTTTAAATAGATTTCTAATAATATCCCGTTCTTCTGGGATATTGCTTGATATTTTAGTGCTACCTTTAAGAATCTGTTTGATATCTCCTCCTGAGAACTCTTTATCCTGGGAATAAAGATTCTTTAGTTCCTTCCTTGTCATCAAGGGAACTGTGTTAGAACTTGGTTCATTGCCCTCTCTAAGTGCCCTAATAGGGTCAAGAAGAAATGTAATATTCATAGATAATTAGTTCTTGGTAGTGTCTTTAGGGTTCTGCTGGTCCTCTCGGTATCCAGTCCTTCCACTTTTTAATTAAGAAGGTATTCTTGTTTCCTAGTACACAAACTTACACCACCCAGAAGTATTTATTATCCCGGTAAATATGTTGTTGTTCCAAAGCACCTAATCTCTTCTTAGCTTCCTCAGGATGAGTATAATCCCAATGAATATCTTCCTTCATAGAACTTGATATCCCAAGAGGTGTATCATCCCAGTCAATCGGGTCATCATCAAACATCCTCATATTATTTTCCTTTCTTTCTGTCTCCAAAGAACAGATAGTATTCCTCAATCGTAAGAGTTCCTTCCCGAGCCGCTTTCCAAGAATCATTGAGCTTTTCAGTTGAGGGCCAATAGGCATTTCCAACACTAGAATCTACTGGCTTGGGGTCTCCAATATTATAGGACTGATAAACTGCAACCAGTGGCCATTGCCATTTTTCTGCCCAAGCCTGAGCATTTACACCCAATACCAGCATTGTAGTCATAATAATAACAAACAGAACCTTCTTCACAAGAACCCCCAAATTGATATTTAATTAGTAAAAGATTGTTGGTTACTGGTGTCCAACGTAGACTTTCCACCACCTCTGCTAACCACATCTATAAGGTTTCGCACAGGCTCTACAGCTAGTACTACCAATAGGTAGTATCTCAGAATTGGTCTGAGAGCATTTAAAAGCCGTGGGAGGGATTTGAACCCCCGATGGGCTTGCGCCTCTGGATTACAAAACCAGTTCTATCGACCCGACTAAGAGACCACGGCATACTATATCTACAAACTATCAATAAACCTAACTCTTCTCCAAAACAGTTCCTGTTCCTTATCCCCCATACTATTATAGTATTCTTTTGCCCTAGGCTGAACGGCTATCTCTGCTCTGATGATATCCTCAAGAGTATCAAACCCTTGTTCACTTTTAGAATGAATAAGTTCCTTTAGAATCCACTGGATTGTCTCATGGTTTCTATCCAGCACACCCCCTTCTTGAGGCATATTAACAATGGCAGGAGTAAATGCCATTTCTGACAATCGAGTTTGGTTAACCCCACCAAGAATATCATTTAGCTTCATTTTATTAACCTCCAGAATTACTGCAATACCTCCAGTGGGATTCGAACCTGCGAATGTCAAAGTCCCAAACTTTGCGGGATAGCCACTACCCAACGTCCTTATAAAATGTGGGTCTCTAGAAATCACCCTTCAAGCAATTTCTACAGTTACAGGCTCCACTGCCTGTTCTCTTTTATTACTTTAATGAAGCATTGACTCTCCCTTTTTGTAAGTGTCTCGGTCACTATAACGCCGACAAGCGACATGAATTTTACTTCCACTCATGTTAGAAGGAAGTCTGGGCAGAGAGGGAGTCGAACCCCCAATGTTTACCGAATCGGACCAAATTTACAGTCTGGCGCTGAACCACCATCTCAGCAGTCTACCCAAAAAACACCAGCTAACCATAGGAAGGGACTCGAACCCATGACAAGTGGACGGACCTGTTACAGCCTCCTCTGTCCACCGCCTCTACCAACTGAGGCTACCTATGGTATAGCTGGTTTTAATCTCGCTTTACCAAAATCCTTCCCTAAGTAATGTCCAGTGTCTAACCCACAACGATTAGTCTGGTCGCTCCATCGCTTTACAATATATGCACAAACCAAGTGCAAAGCAAGTGGTACCCTTCTCTTTTTTAATCCACTCACATCTTTTTGGAATGTGATGTTCAACAGTCTTTACTTCTTCTTCGACAGATTCTTTAGAAACCACCAGTTCAGTAAGTACTGCTTTTTTTACTCTAGGCATCAGGTACTTCCTTGATGAAAGTATCTTAGCATGTTATGAAAGTTTTGTCAATGGCTTTTTCAAGCAAGATGATTACTTGTTGAAAGAATTGACTTCGGGGGAATTCCCTTTGGGTAGATGTACCCAATTTGGTTCCGTTGTAGCATAGGGGAGGGCAAATAACTGATATTGTTCTGAATATTTCATAATGGTATCTCGTGCCTCCTTGTTAATTAGTGCTTTAAGTTTTTCACCAGTTCTCTTATCTGGTCTACGAGATTGGAGTTATCTGGTAGACATCCGTACTTACGCCGAAAGCTTTCTACCTCATTCCAATTATCCACAGGTTCCCTGGTAGGTAACTTACCCAATTGCTTGAGCCTAACTCTTCTTTGTTCTCTATTCAGAGCCCTCTTCTGCCTCTTCGTGGTCTTTTTGCCATACCTCAAAAGCCTTAATAATAGGATAAACATCAGTGCGACAGCTTGGACAAATTATAGCCTCCTCTTCAACAAGATTAGTTGGATTTTGAATTTTAAGAAAATACCCCATGGCATGGCAACGGGGGCACCAGGACATATATTCCAACCCCTTATTCATATCTTCCTTCCGATGCTTATGATTCTTTTTACTCATTTTAATATCCTTTACCACCCGGCTCCCGGTACAACTTCACTATCATCTTCTTTCATCAGATTATCAACCTTAGACCAATCTTCAAACTCACTACCAACGGGTGCAGTCTTTGGTCTGTCTCCAAGGCTCATATTAACAGTCTTGGCAACGTTCGCAATCTTAGGAAATCCCTGACAGTGAACTGCCAACAGTTTAATATGACTATCGAGTTCGGTCTGGTCCATCCATCCACCTTCGGAGTACATAATCTCATTAGACTCAGGATAGGCTACTTCATACAACCAGATACCCCCCTCTCGTCGCATTCGGTACCGACCAATTGACATAGACCTCTGAAAGGCTTGACAGAAAGGCATTACCTCTGCTGGGGAGTTAAAGCTGTATTCCTCCAGAAGGGAACGAAAGGAGTTGGTTCCACCAGAGCGAAGGTCTAGTCCACCAAGGTCCTCAGTGATGCGAATTCCCCACTTACGACTGGTAGGGTCTTGAAGAATATTAATCATATTAAAAACCTCTTTTGTCATACATAACATTGAATCTCAGCCATGACCACCATTTAAGCTCACCACCATAATAGGATTCATACTGAAGTTTCCAAGTAGTCTCCTGTGCTGAACTATGCAAACACATATGCCATCTTCCTCGTGTCTTAATCTTTCGACTCATTTACTTCTTCTCCATGTTCTTTTTCTCTAATGCCACTAATGCTTGTTCCAAAAACTCTGTGTATAACCATGTTGGTAAGTGGGTCTCACCTGGACCAAAAGACGCCTGACTAATTTTTCTTTTAGTCATTTGTTCAAACTTCGTTCTGTAGCTATCCATCCGTTCCATAGTCTCCGCTGACCAACCCATATGTCATTTACCCCTGAAGAGTTAGTGCGACACAGCACTAATTGAGTATAGGTGTTTTATGCCAAATAGTCAAGATGAAATCCAAAATACTAGCATTCTCAACGAGATTACTGCTTCTGACCAGTTTGGTGGGCAGTGGGACGAATTCGTTAAAAAGTATAGGAAATTTAAGAAAGACCCGGATGTTTATGTGAACTTCACTAACTTTGCTACTGGCAATGACCTACAAAAAAATCCCTCTCCCAACCCCAACCATACAGACCCTATAGGAGTATATGGATACCCCCTTGAGTATGTACTGAGTTACCCAGGAGATATCTGGTATGGGGCAAACTACCGATATCTTAGAGTTATTCGCAACAAATTCCCAGGTAAAACCTTATTCCTGAACCACATGCAAGAATACCAAGCAAGAAAGTTGTTAGATAAATGTCTCGAAGGGGAAGAAGAGGCTCAGTATGCCTACGGGCGAGCAGAGAGCTATATTGAAGCCTATAATAAGAGACTAAAAGTTAATATAAATACGGAGTGGTTTACTCGTAAACTACCGGGGGTATGTTTCTTCTATGGTATTCAACATGACACCTCATCTAAAGGACGGAAAAATGATAAGTACAATCAGGTTCCTGGAACTACCCAGAGTGCTCGGTTAAAGAAATCTGGTTATTATGCCATTCAAGATAATGCCAAAAAAGATAGAGAGGCAATTATTAACGAACGAGAGCCTGAACAGATTATATTTTTATACCCACAAGCTTTTAACATTGAAGAAACATTTACTCTTTCTAAGAAGAACCTTGATAGCCAAGAAGGGGTAGGGAGTACCACCAACACAATTGCTGGGGATGCACAAGTTAGAAAGTTAGCCGCCTATATTGCCTCCTCTCTTGGGGAGAAGCTGGTTCCAGACCAGAAGGGAGAGTTAAGAACTGATGGAGCATACCCCAGTCTTATTAATAAGGGCTGGTACACTGCTGAACAGACCCATATTGAAATATTAGAAAAGGATTCTTCACTGAATTGGAGAATGAACAATACAAAACCGGGTCAAAAGCTACACCGAAGTAACAAGGAGAACCCCCATTACTACTCAGTTACCCTATCTGGTCCTAAGGGAAACCTAACTAGGACAGTTGGTTCCAATAATAGCCTTAAGGATGATATTCTCAGCTTAACTCAGGAATACAATAGTTTGGTTGACCAGGAATCTACACCCCATACCCCTTCTGGAGATAGAGAAGCATATAAAAAACAGCAGGATGAATACTATGCTGGGGAAAGGGCTAAGAAAAACGCCGAAAGTCTTAGAAGATTTCCAGCAATGTACCAAGACCTAACTAGACTCCTTAGTGTATTAGGAATACCTATGGTACTGGAAGTTTCCACTGATGAAGATAAGATTGCCCTATATAATGCAATTAGAAGTATGGAGAATGTTCTTAACACGGCTACTCACACTAGTAGTACCTCTTACCCTACTCCTGAGAACAACCCAGAGGACTGGGAAAAAGTAAAAAAGGGTTTTAGTGATGCCTATAAGTATTTTAGCGAAGGGGATATACTAGATAAACCAGAACCTGTAGTCGCTAAAATTGTATCCAAACTGTGGAAAGTTATTGAGGCACGGGGCAAGTATAACCATGATATGGTTAGAAATATTAGTTGGATTAGTGAGTGGTTAGAAAAAGGTAAAGGTATGACAGAATCAACAAGGTTAACCGAAGCCGTACAGTATTCCTATTATGAAAAGCATATTAGCAAAGATATATTTGATAATATACTTAAAAAAGACCCCACTAGAGAAAAATACTTTGGTAGATGGTTGGTAGAGACAACTATTAGAACAATAGTAAGCCCTTTAAAAACGTCTTATGTTAAAACTGCTGTCTCTGGGTTTACGGACTTTGGTGCGGATAATAGCAATGGTGGTATCACTGAAGCGGCTACTTCTATTTGGAACAATGTGATGTGGGGTACTAAAGACGGTAGAACAAGTCCATGTTTCTCCCTAGCAAATTTGGTTGGGGAAATGAAAGTTGGTAGAGAGCTTAGGATATTAGAGGAATTCCAAGTGTACCAAAAAATTAATGAGGATGACTTTAATACCTTTCTTACCATAAAAAACCAACTTCCTCCAGATAAAAAAAACATAATGGACTATAAAGACTTTCAGTCTTTCTATAGATTTATTAATTCTGACGAAGCCGATGAGATTCTTAGAAAGGTTGAGTTCTCTAAAGTAGGTAAGGATGAATATGCTGTCTGGTACAAAGATGAGAACTGGTTCATAATCAAACCCTTAACTGAGAAAGCCGCAGTAAAATATGGTTGGGGAACAAAATGGTGTACCGCTGGTAGACAGGATAATATGTTTAGGTACTACACTAATGGTGACCTTGTTATATTTATCAATAAGGACAACAAGAAGTGGCAGATTTATATTAATGGTAACTCAGAAGAGTGGAAGGATGCCGCCAATAATGACATAAACCATGAGGAACTACTGTCTATATTACCAGATGGTGCAAGAACAGCTATTTTTAAGAAAGCTAAGTACTTTGAGTTTCTACCTGTTAACACAAGAGAGGAAGTGACTAGAACAGTTCTTAATGGAGAGCACAAGGACAAAATCAAGCAAAGACTACTAGGTAAATCCAAATTCAGAGAATTCGATGATAGTGGTGTAAGTGGCAATAGACTATCCCGTTTATTTCCTGGTGATATAGGAAAATATGCACTTGAAAATATCTTTTATGAGAAAGTGGAATCTAATTATGATAGTGGCGGAGTAGCATATTCTGAGGGTTATGACTCTCCCTGGGAGTACCTTGATGAAGAACCGGAATTAGCTAGTGAAGCATCGGATTGCGAGACCTGTGGTGGTTCAGGTGTAGGGCTATATATATGGGATGGCTCGGAATATTCCCCAAATCTTAGCAAAGAAGAATACGACAGGATTTATGATAAAATTAAGTATGGCAGTGCAGGAGGAGAGAGTAAAGCTCAAGAATTCAGTTCTTTATATAGGGAAATGAATGGAAAATACTATCTCGCTGATAAGGAAAAAGCCCAGAAGTTTTTCTCCGACCCCATTACTAGAAGTATTTGTAGAGTATGCGAGGGTTCCGGTAAGGAAGAGGGTAAACACTGGAAGAGAAACTCGGAGCTTTGGTCAGAGGACCAAAAAGAACGAGCCGGTCAAGATGCCGAGAGTCAATCTGTAGATTTCGCCTTAGGAGAATGGGTGAGAGACAGTGATAGGGGGTGGAAGGACTCGGGGTACATGGAGGATATATTAGACCATGTAGTTAAGGTAATCTTCGAACCCAACTCCAATGTTCATGAGGATAATCGAGTCAAAGCACTGCTAGTATTTCTTAACTTCTGTCCTCAGTGGGACATTAACATCCCCATTGCTGAGGATGTTATTAATTCTCTGTAGAGCTATTGTTCTAGTGTTTCTTGCAAGGCTGATTTTACTTTTTTAGGTAGCAGGTCTGCAAGAATACTAGATTCTCCATCCTGAATATCTCCAATAATACGCTTTAGTAAATCAGAGGCAGAAAACAGACAAGTTACATCTGCTTCTCTTTCTCCCCCAACAAAGGTATCACCATTGTAGATGGGTTTAACCCTGCCGATGTAAGGTACCTTAAAGTCTTTTCCTTGCATAATAGATTCAATCTGATGCAGGAATACCAATTCCAATACATCTCTAATAATAGTTGGAGAAAAGTCCGACATAGTGGACACTTCTTCAATTAACGCTTTTTCATAACTCCCCAGTTTAAGATAAGATGACATAATAGTACCTTCCAGTGTATATAGTAATTCATATACCCTGGGAAGTCAAGAGTTATCTTAGTTTTCTTTGGCGAGTTTCTTAGCAATCTCACTGGTCACATTGGGATACCATTTCTTGGTGGTAGTGCGGAATTCAATCAGGGAGTACTTCTCATACTTGGTCACCTGAAGCCATTCAAAGGTACCTTGTGCATTGACCAGGGGAATGTTTTCTTCCTTAGCCGCTTCTGACAGTTCCTTCAAATAGGGGCTACCACCATTGTCCCAAAGAGCCCCAATAAGCCGTTCCTTAGCAGAGGGTTTTTCTGCTACCACAGTTGGAATAACGGAAGGCTCTACAGTAGCTTCCGGGGTTTCCACTACGGGCTCAGAAGCCGGGGAATTAACCGTTACAACCAGACCAGAAGAGGCAACAATACCATCTTCCACCAAAACGCTGTGGAGGGGGTTTAATTCGCTCTCCGTTGGAACGGGGTCCTTCGTACCTACAACCTCCAAAGGTGCAAAGGAAGTACCCTCAGACGCTTGCTTAGGCTTGTTCTTGGACCCAGCCGGGCGACCACGGCGTTTTCCAGAAGGAACCATTGATTTCTCAGCAATTTCTTCCTTAATAGAGGCAGTTTCAGGGGTAGTTATTTCTTCCTTCTTTTCCTCAGATTCTTCCTCTTCCATCTTATTCATGTGGGGCGAGGTAAAGAACAGACCAATCTCCAAGATGACAGCCATCAAAGCAAGAAGAACAAAGCGCAGAGTGGAAGCAGACACATTGATAGCCTCACTCATAAGAGTGTACATATCCTTAGCTTCTTGTTTCTTTTCTGCCTTAACAGTAACAGCCTTAGATGCCATCTTGGTAAGGTCTTGAGTATTAAGATTAAGTAGCTCAGTATTAGTAGTTGAAATCTTGGTGTTGATATCCAACAAACTGCGGATTTCTCGTTCTAGTCGAGCCTTGTCTTTTGCATAGGTATCCGAAGTCTTGTCCAAAGAAGACAGTTCGGATTTCTTATTACTTACGATGTCCTTATTATTGGCAATAATTTCCTTATTCGCACCGATAGTATCTTTGCGACCCACAATCGTTTCATTTACCAGAGTGATTTGGTCATCAATAGTAATCTCTGTGCTAACAGCCAAGGATTTACCAGATTCAACCGATTCTAGAATAAATCCCATAACAGAGGTTGTAGTAACAAGGCTACAGACCCCGTAGAATACAAAGGAAAGAACTGCACTTCGAAACATATCCTTATAGAGAACCATGTCCAGGAAGAGCTTGTCATCAGTAATAGTATTGATATCTTTAACACTACCATCTTTAAAAGCCCGAAGGTTCTTCTTCTTAATCTGGTGTGCCATATACAAAAACGTATTAGCAGTAACCAGGGAGATAATCTTCAGCAGTTCAATAACGATAGCAGACACACCAAGAGTAGTTTTGTGTGCCTCATCAGAACCCATATTATAGAACAGGTTCCAGCTAAGGTAACCAATCAGACAACTGATGGTAAGGAAGGTAATCCATTTGAGGAATGGGACAAACTTAGCTTTCTTAACCTTGGTTTCGGACATTCAGTACCCCTTTGTTGCAGGTACTATAGCACCTGTATTAATAAGTGTCAATAGCTTTGTTGCTTTAAAACTCATCATTTTTATATTCCTTGGTCTTGGGTCTACCGAGCCAAGCCTAAATATATATACTTTAGTATTTACTAATCTATATTATACTAATAGGATTCTGCAAACTTTTAAGAATTGATTCTGAAAACTTTTAAGATATGAAAATCCCTATATTAGAGATTTTGGAGTTAATACATTCCTAAAAATCTACTCCTCCTCTATTGCTTTTTGTCTTAGTACGAGCTATCATTCAAGCTATGAGTGATTTCAGCTTTGGGGTACTAGATACCTCTATTAAGATGTCAGAGCAAGATAAGAAGGTTAAGGATATTCTCCTTACCACCTATACGCACGATAAGGAAATGGGACATCTACTATTCTTAGTAGAGAAACCCCTACCCAATCCGGTAACGGGTGCTTTAAGTACATGGGTAAGAAAGCAGTTCCCTCAGTACTCCTATGACATAGTAACTGCCTCAATCCTAGATGTGTCGGTGGAAAAGATAAAAGAGGAAGGAATCTATAGGTTCTATAAAAGAGCACAGTCTGACTTCAAGAAGTTTATTAGACCAGATAGAACTATTGTCTGTACTTTAGGCATGGCTATCAACGCCATCACCCTTAGCCCGGATATCTCTGTATCATGTTTCTATGATTACATCTTTAATAAGACCTATTTTTATTCCCCAGAAACAGATACCTATGTGGTTCCTATTGACGGCGTATACTCTTTACTCGGGAATGATGCAGGGTTCTGGGCACCAAAAGACTGTTCCCGAGTTCAGTTTGCACTTCATCAGTTTCAGCAAATTAAGAGTAACTATGCTTCTCTGAAAGAACCTCCTGCCTTCAACAAGCCTACGATTATTACTGTTGATACCCGGGCTAAGTGGAAGGAATTCTATCTGGAATACAAAGATAAGAAGCTTGAGATGGCATGGGATACAGAAACCTCAGGGCTCCATTTCTTTAGGGATAGGGTTGGATGTTTTACCTGCTCCTTCGATGGGAAAAAAGGATACTACATTGATTGGGAGATTGTAGACTATAATGAACTTAACTTGTTGCTTAGTAACAAGATACAAATCTTTCAGAATGGTAAGTTCGACGTGAAAGCAGTAAGTAAATATGGTCTGACCAATGCTCATATTCATCACGATACTCTAACCCTTGCTCATATGCTAAATGAGATGCGTTTCAATGGCTTGAAATCTCTAGCATATCATTACACTCCCTATGGGGGATATGACCGAGAGCTAGATGAATATATGGATAGATATGACCCAGAGAACTACTTGGATATCCCCATGCCCATACTGCGTAAGTATGCCACTATGGACCCTGTTGTAACTATGCTGGTATACAAGAAGCTAATAAAACAAATGGATGATATTGACCGTAGGTTCCCTCCTACTCACGAGAATGGATGGACGCTTAGGAAGCTATATGAAACAGTTAAAATTCCTGCATTGAATAAATTTGTACAAATTGAACTTCGTGGTGTGTATGTGGATATGGAAGTATGGGATAGGAATGCTAAGATTCTTCAAGACAAAATTGTTCTCTTGAAGAAGAAGCTCAATAACTTCTTTGGAATTAATGAGGATTCTATCTTTGCTGACCTACTGGATGATGACGCTGATACTACTAATGGAAAGAAGTCCGCTATTCAGTCTACCATGAAGCTGGGTAAAATACTGGAAGGTTTAGGATGGGAGAACTTTGGAAGAGCTAAGAATAAAGTATACTTAACAGGGGATGACCAGTTGCTACGATGGATAGCCTGTGGACATCAGGAGGCAAAGGACCTCCAAGCTATGAGGAGCCTATTAACTTTGCAAAAGACTTTTATGGGTATTCCAGGGGATAACACAACAGGGTGGAGAAAGCATGTAGTAAAGCATCCTGATGGGAGCTACCGGATTCATCCTTCCTATAATGTGATGTTAATGAATACTCACCGGAATGGATGTAGCTCCCCTAACTGGCAACAACTACCCTCCTCGGCTCTTAATGCCGAATTATTCAAGCAGATTATTACTGTTCCAGATAAAGACAAATACGTTATGATTCTTTTGGATATGCAGGGTTTCCAACTACATCTGTGCGCCTTGGACCAAGCCGACACAACAGACACCCTATACCAAAGATACTTAGCAGACCCATCTGTGGACCTCCATTCCGCTACCGGATATAAAACTTTTGCCGAAGGGCAGGAATTCCTATTCATTGAAGATGGCGAAGAATCACTAATTTTGACAAAAGACCAGAGAGTCTCCATCATCCGTGGTGGTGAAGTTATGTTTATACAAGCTAATGACTTATTAGAGTCTGATGAGTTCTACAAAGAGAAATAGGTATTAATCCTAAATTCCTTTAAAGGAAGCATCAAAGGTGTCAGATACCTCATTAACAATCTCTGCCAACTGCTTATAACTCTGAGTTAAAAACATCATTTCTTTTTCAACCTTCTGAAACATATGATTGATAAGCTGTGCTTTATCCTGAATTACAGCTTCCAGTTTCTTAAGGTCAGTATTGGTAGTTTGCTTTTGGTCTTGTTGTGCATCTTCTAAAGCAAACTGGGACGAAGGAACAGACTTCCTTCTTGACTGGCGAAATTCATTAATAACTTCATGCTTCTTTTTAAGGAGGGTTAACCACTGATATACTTCTGCTTCAATAGCACGAGAGGTTTCATCCACCCTCCCCACGTATTTCTTAATAGAAGATTGTTTAGTAGTATAATCAGAATATAATTCTTTTAGATAAGGTGAAGTATTCATTATTAAAGTGGTCCTTTGTGGTAGAACTTTATGACAGTTCCTTCCTTAATTAGTTTACCTTGAAGCATTACTGGTTTAGTAATTTCAACATGCTCCGTAATAAAAGCCTCTCCAGCCCCGGGGTATAAATCATGATAGACCTCTGAACGTTCTCCTTCATTGGCACCAGGGAATTCCTTTTCAGGTGTAATAGTACGGTCATGATATAACTCGATTATGTTACTAAGGTCTTGTTCTGAGCAATAGCAGGAGCCTAAGTTGGTTTTCAGGGTTTCTTTAGCAAAGGCAAATAAAGACTCTATGGGAGTATTCAAATCCTTGAGAGGTCTAATCTTTCTCAGAAACTTAGTGAAAGAAACCTCATCCCGGGGGAGTTCAACGGTATAGTGGGAAGAGTTGTCCTGTGGCTCTACAGGGTCAAAAACTCCATAAATTGTTGTCTCAGATGGGAATGCTTCCCAGTTAACTTGATACATAGAATACCTCACTTGAATTAGTGCAATCCATCATTTTCTTTCTTGCAATACTGGGTCAAAAGCGTTATATTCTGAGATGCACTAACTAACTTCCACTACAGGTAGTGTGGTTGGAAAAAAGGAGAAATAGGTATGGCAGAGCGTATTAAGAATTTCAAGTATCTTAAAGGAGACGGAGAGATTAAGCCCTATGAGCTACTACAGCTTAAAGAGGTATCCTCTGGTTCCGCTTTGAGCATTGAAGGTATTTCGTTGGGAGACCTAACTGAGGAGCAAAGGAAAGAGCTTCTAGAGGCTGATAAGGCATATTCGGCAGTACTGGGTAAGTATATGAAATCTTACAAGAGATTCAATCTGGACCATATTAAGGGTTAATCATGGAAAAATATGAATTCCCGATGGTGGTAACTAGATTGGGGGATAAAGGCACTTCATCTGACTATGATGGTAGACCCCATAGCAAGTCTGCCTTGTTATTTGAAGTATTGGGTGGATTGGATGAACTATCCTCATGGGTTGGTAAGATTAAACATATCTGTGTGGCGGATTACCACAGACGCCATATCGGTAATATGAAAAAAGACTTTGAGCAAATTCAATTGTGGCTTCAGTACGGTGGCTCATTGGTGGCTACCAATCCATTAGTTTATGAAGACCAAAGTAACCCCCTGTACGAAAGACTCCATAAGCTTTCAGATAAGGAAACACAAGAGATTGAAACATGGATTAAGCAGATTATGGATAAAAGGTTAGTGATTAAGGATGAGTTTGTAATTCCTGGAAGAACTATTGAATCCGCCGATGTCCATATTGCTCGTACTATATGTAGAAGAGTGGAAAGGTTGGTCGTTAAGTTCATGGTCGAGAATGAGAATAGATATGACTTGAAGTATCTGTCTATTATTTTGAACAGGATGTCTGACTTATTATTCGTTTTGTCGCTGTGGTTGGAACAGTAAAGAAGAAAAGGAGAAGAGGAATATATGAATTTTGAGCAGAGTATAAGCTATGAAATATTTAAAACTAAGTACATGATAAATGGTGAAAAAGACCCAGATGAAGTATTCATTGGAATTGCCAAGGAAATTGCTTCTGTTGAGAAACCTGAGAATAGAGAAAGAGTAGAAAAAGAGTTTCTTAATATACTACTATCGGGTAAATTAATGCCCGGTGGGCGGATTATGGCAAATGCTAGACCAGACAGCAAAATGAAATATTATAATAACTGTTATACCATTGATGTGGAGGATTCCATAGATGGAATATACAACTCCTTGAAAGAAGACGCAATGATTAGTAAAACAGGGGGAGGGGTTGGCTTTAACATTTCTAAGGTTCGTCCAAAAGATGACTATTTATCTAAAGGTGGTAAGTCCTCTGGGGTTGTTTCCTTTTTAAAGGTATTCAACGAATCTGCCAAAATTATTCAAACAGGTGGCTCCAGAAGAGCGGCACACATCTGTATTCTTAATGTTGACCACCCAGATATTGAGGAATTTATTACTGCAAAGCATGGTGACACCAACGGTGTGCTAACCCAGTTTAATATTTCCGTAGGTATAACGGATAAGTTTATCAAAGCCGTGGATGAAGACCAGGATTGGGAACTTTCCTTCAAAGGCAGGGTTTATAAGACTCTGAGAGCTAAAGAGCTTTATGAATTAATGGTAAAGAATGCCTTTACCCACAATGAACCCGGGATTATGAACATGGACATTGTAGAGAAGTATAATAATGGATGGTGGGCTTTTAAGGTTGACCGAAGTAACCCCTGCCAACCTTCTTGGGCTAAAGTACTAACCCCCGAGGGAATTAAGGAATTTAAGGATATCTCGATTGGGTCTACAATCTGGTCGGAAACGGGTTGGACTACGGTGGTTAATAAATGGAAGACAGGAGTTAAGAAGGTCTATAAATATGAAACTTCTCGGGGTGTCTTTTTTGGTACAGAAAACCACAGAGTTGTTTCAAATGGAAACAAAGTAGAAGCTAAGGATGCTGAAACTATTCAAACTTTGCGTGGTCCTACTGCCTCTTCAATTACCCTTGATAATCAAGACATTGTAGATGGACTTGTCTTTGGTGACGGTAGTGTTCATAAAGCTTCAAACAATCTGGTTCACCTATATATTGGTGAGAACGACGAGAGCTATTTCACTTCGGAAATTAAAGACCTTATTGGAAGACAGAGGTTGGGACTAAAAGCCTCTGGAATTGCATATGAAGTTACTACTACCATTACTGCCGCAGAGCTTCCGAAGACTTTTGAAAGGCGAGTTCCTGAAAGGTTTATTACCAATAAGAATAGGCTAATTGGCTTTCTTCGTGGACTTTATTCCGCCAACGGCTCAGTAGTAAACAATAGAGTTACCTTGAAGAGTACTTCAAAGGGGATGGTAGAAGATGTCCAGTTGATGCTGAGTTCTATAGGTATTACCTCTTATGTCACAACAAACAAACCCACCTCTGTAAAGTTTAGCAATGGGGAATACTTGTGCAAGCAAAGCTATGATGTAAATATCTCTGTAGATAGAGAGAAATTTGTAAATCTCATTGGATTTATTCAGCCCTACAAAAATGAGAAAATTAGGGTTCTGGAGTCCTCTCAGGATAGAAATATGGATTCTGAAATAAGAGAAATATCTTTTGTCTCTGAGGAGGAAGTCTGGGATATAACTGTTGACAATGATACCCACACTTATTGGACACAAGGGGTAAATGTATCAAATTGTGGTGAAATTGTGATGCCGTCCTACAGCTTGTGTTGTCTTGCTAGTAACAATCTTATCCACTTTGTTAAAAACCCCTTTGAGGACAATGCTTTCTTCGATTTTGAGGAATACAAGAAAGCTATTAAGACCTCTGTTAGGTTCCTTGATAACGTACTAGATGCCACCAAGTACCCTCTAGAAAGAATTGAAACATTTTCTAAAGAATGGAGAAGAATAGGACTAGGTTTCACAGGTCTTGGAAATGCCCTCACTATGCTACGGATGAAGTATGGGTCCCCAGAAAGCTTAGAAATTTGTGAGCAATTAGCTAAAACTATGCGGGATGAGTCTTATCGAGCTTCTATTGAACTTGCGAAGGAAAAGGGGAAGTTCCCCGCCTATGACAAAAGATATGAGGAAGGTAGCTTTGTTAAAGCCCTACCTGAGGATATCCAGCAAGCCATTGCCTCGTATGGGGTTCGTAATATTGGACTAAATACTGTGGCTCCAAATGGTACTATCTCCCTTACTATTGGACAAAACTGTTCCTCTGGTATTGAACCTACTTTTTCTTTGCAATACGATAGAAATATTCGTACTGGCAGGGGGGATGAAACTAAAAAAGAGACTGTTTATGATTATGGTTGGTTGAGGTACCTAGCATTAGCGGAGGAAAAAGGATGGTCTAAGGAACGTCCAGATTACTTCTCTACCACATTAGATATAGACCCCTATGCGTCTGTTGATATTCAGGCAGTATGGCAAAAGTATATTGACCATTCAATATCTAAGACTGCCAACCTTCCTATGAATTATTCCTTTGAGCAGTATAAAGACTTGTTTAGATATGCCTACACTAAGGGGCTAAAAGGGTTTACTAGCTTTAATCCTATGGGGTCCATGAAAGGAATTCTAGAGCACTCCTCCGAGACGGAAAAAGAAGCTGGGGAAGAGTCTAAGCCTGTGGAGTTTATTGAGAGACGGGAAGCTCCTAAGAGACCTCAGGATTTACCCTGTGACATTGAGGTAGTCAAGGTGAAGGATGAGAAGTTTCTTATTCTGGTAGGTTTACTTAATGGGACTGCATACGAAGTTTTTTGTACCAATCTCACAAGTGACCATACCATTGACCTGGATAGTCATAAAGAAGGGATTATCAGGAAAAATGGGAAAGGAGATTATAATCTCATTATTAAGAATGGAGAAGAACGGATAGCGGTTAATAACATCGGTAAAACCTTTAATAAGGAATACGAGGGAATGAGCCGACTAGTTTCTACTTCCCTTAGGCATGGGGTCCCTCTGGAGTTCATAGTTGACCAGCTTAATAAGGATGCCCCCTTTGGTGGCTTTAGAAAAGGTATGAGTCGGGTTATAAAGAAGTTCATCAAAGACGGAGAAGTCGTTAAGAACGGAAAGAAGTGCCCTGAGTGTGGTTCGGCAATGATTTACAAGGAAGGATGTGTGACATGTCCTTCTTGTGGGTGGAGCGCCTGCTGACAGTACTAGTTTAACCAGTAATAACCCGTGGGATTCCACGGGTTTTTTATATCATTACCTTTGGTAGTTGCTTCCAGATAGACATGAGCTTCTCATCAACGGGAAGTTTCTCAAATTCCTTACAGTTAGACTCACCATTGGGGCGAATAGTAAGGAAGCTGAATTCTTGTTTGTTCTTATTAAACACGCACAGACGGATGTTACCACCAAGCATGTTAACCCAAACTTTGGTTTCATGGTGCTTAGAAGTAAGACAAATCATTTTATACTGTTGAGTAGTCATAAAGATACTATAGCACACTGTTTAATAAATGTCAACAGAATATTAAGCCTAGTGGGTTATGGTCCCACCTCCACACGATTTGTGTGTAATCACCCGGCTGATTCATAGGCTTACTTCAGAAAGCACCGTGCTGTTCCTACACAATGCTATATTTCCTACATACTGCTACTACCCAGTACTGGACGCTCCAGCTTCTGGTGCAGTCTCTTTAGGTCCAATAATCTTAAGCAGTTTATTAAGCTCTGCAAGAGATTGAAGTACATTAGCAGGAGCATTTTGGAAAGCAATTTCTCCAGCCTCTTTATTAAGACCGGATTCTTTGTTATCCATAAGTGGAACACGCTCACTACTTGGAATGAAAGGTTTAAGGATATTACCTGTAGAGTTATTGGTTTCTTGTTGAACCATCTTGAGAGCAGAAATCAATTCGCCAAAGGTAGCTTCTGGTAGCCTATCCATAATGGCTTGTTTAAGCACATCTTCATAAGCGGCGTCTCTTTCTACCCTGGTAATACGATGTTTAAGTAGATATAATAGAGACCTTTCAATCTCGGTAACAATAGGGATAGGCACAGCATTCCCATAGTTGGTGCTCATTGAAGAAGCTAACGCCCCCTCAGCTTGTAGTATAGTATCACTCATTTCGTTATCCTCTGTAAAATTCCACTGTCAATAAAGCCTTTAAAAGCCCTTACCTTGATACCGTACTTAATAGTATTAAGGTTAGGTATTTCCAACTTGTCTTTTATTTGGTTTAAGTTCATCCCCTCTATTTCTTTGTAATAATAGCATAGGGCTGTTATTAAGGAATCTTGGTATTCTTCCTCAGTGGGGAAGGTAAGGGTTCTACCATGAATGACAGCTACTAATTCCGCAAACTTTTCTTTCCCTAATAAGGAGTATACTTCATACAGAACTTCCCAAGAATTCTTGTCTGGCTCTTTCGTACTCAGACACTGGTTAGATGACCTTTCTAGAGAGTATATTTGTTGGAGTTTGAAAATATGTTCTAGGATACCTATGTTGGTCTTTTCCTTACGGATTATCTTACTTATTTTCTCTTGGAATATGTTTCTTGGATTGGTATATGCCATATAGTAGGTTTCCTATGTTGTTGTCTCACCACTAATTAGTGTGTAGTAGTTTTACTAAAAAGGAGACAAAATGTGGGCAAGAATATTGTTGGTTTGTATATTACTATTGGGGTTCTCATCTTACTCCTTGCTGGGGCAGGATACTACCTCTTCTCAGGACCAAGTTCCACAGAACTACGAAGACTTACTACTGAAATACAAGAGTCTCAAGAACGAGTTCAGCAAGAGATTGGAAATCTACAAGGAACAATTGAAAGAATCAACAACAGCGTTGTCTCAATCTCAGCAACAAATGGAAGCATTATCGAACAGCTACGCTACCTTGCAGGAAGTCAACAACGACTTGCAGACGGCATCAGACGAAATACAGAAGCAATATCAGGAATTGGGAAATCTCTCTCAGACATTAAGCTCACAACTGGAGCTATTGAAAAAGGACTCCGAGGACTCGAAAACTCAGGTCTCGAATTTGAAGAACTCATTCGACAATTTGATGACACAAACTCAATCTTTGATAGATTACTCAGTAAGACAAGAGAAACAAATAGCAGTTCTCAGTAATATTACTACTGTAGCGGTTGTTGGTACCGGGGCTATTGTAGCTATTGAAGTAGCAAGGATATTCCTACCCTTCTTGTTCCCCTAAATAAAAAACCCCAAGATTACTCCTGGGGTTAAAAATACTAGGTCTGTATCTTAGTTCAGTTTCTGAAGCACTGCATAGAAGTTGGTGTTACCAACAGCATTCAGGTCAGTAGCAACATAGCAGGTCTGGTTAGCAGAAGCTCTACCACCAACAAACTGCTTACCCGCAACAATGTTAGCTGTAAAGTCCTTAACAGTGCTTGCAGTCGTAGGCAGGGTCTGGCTGGTCATAATTTCCACGGAAGCAACACCAGTAGTAATCAGAGCACCTGTAAGGGTCTGAGTGGTCAAGCCGGTAGTAACAATTGTGGGTAGGGTGCTTGTCTTAGAAGGGCTACCAATCAAGGCAACTTTCGTAGCATCAGTAGCATGAGCACTGACAGTCCAACCAGCATTAAGTAATGCACCATACTGCGCTCCACCCTTTCCAAACTGAGACAGAATCAACGCCACTGTCTGAGCAACAGTGTTCGAAGCGGCAATCTGTACAGAGGATGCAACCCCACCAATCGAGAACACGGTAGAGGCGACACCAGCAGTGTTAGCAACCGTAATGGTTGAAACTTGGTTCACGCTCTTAGTAGTTCCCACATAGACACCTGGGGCAGTAGTAGTAACTGTACCCATAGTCTCACCAATAAACTCACGAAGTTTGAAGCCCTTCGGGACCACAAACGCATCATTGAGGGCGACAGCACTAATAACGTACCGTGCGTCTCCCCCTTTCTTTAGAATCGAAGCCATACAAAATCTCCTTATTTAACCATTTTTTCAGGTTGTTCCTCAAGTATCCTCTAATTAGTACTACACTGTCTTAGGGGGTTCGGCGGGTTTCTCAGCAAAAGATTGACCTGCTTTACCACTAAAAGCAAACAGAACAATAGGGGAAATCAGGGCACTGATGCCAATCAAATCCACCGCCTTACCAATAAACGTAGCCGCCACAGAACCGGTAACAGCAATCAATACTAAAAACAAGCATACCTTAATAGACCAGACAAATGCCCACCTCATAGATGAGACATTAGAATCAGTCTTTAATTTAGGGTCTTCAGCCATTATTCTCTTCCTCCTTTATAGCATAGTATCTAATTAGTACTAGAGTTAGGAATATGCTTAAAAGTACACTATAGGCTACTGAGAAGATAAGAGAGTTTAGAATAATATTGATTTCATGCTTAAGTTCTATTTCTACACCGAGTACGGCAACGAAGTTTCCGTACTCATCATAAATACGAATGAACCCACCTCGGTTCCAAGTGTCATACACTCCGTCATACACAATTTCTGATACGGTTATATTATCCGACCCATTAACAGCATCTATCATAGCGGGAAAATCCGTCATATCAAATAATACCCCTGGTAGAGTATTGGGATTATTTATGTCCTTATCCACAGTGAGAACAGATAATATGGTATACTCCCGACTGTACTTTTCAGGATTGTCTTTCCAATTAGGGTCCAGGTTAGATAGTTCATACTCGGATGCTGGGTAAACAAGATAGGACCATAAAGCATCCATAGGCATATTACTTGTGATTTTATCAAGTGTCGCCACCAGAGCCTTATAGGACTTATTATTAAGGATAGCTAACTTGTTTTCTTTAGCTACAATCAGGGAATTGACTTCCCGTACCTTAGGTGTATCAATTGCTACAGCCGCAAGCTTTAGCGATTGTGTAATCCTTTGTATCTCTGCCTGGGTAGAGGAGGTATAGGAAAAATAAAAGATACAGGAGGTACATACTAACATTAAGACGGAAAATATTGCTACTCTATTGTGTTTTTTCATAATATTACCTTTGAGGATATTGTGCATCAATGACACGATATCGGGTAATGATGAAGTCATAAAGGTCTTTGATATCGTCTTCAATTTCTCTTAGTGATTTATTTATTGCTATACCAAACTCATCTAGTGGTAATAGCACCTTTCGGTCAATGGGGGTAAAGTCATCATCATCATCTCTACAGGCGGGGTCTGCAATAATAGTAGAGGGTCTTTCAATCCCCACCAAATGTTTTCTTATTTCAATGTAATATTCTTCTGGTTTAGTATTAACGTACTGTAGATGAACTTTATTGTCGTATATACCTTCGGCATTTACCCCAACGGTATTAAAACCATTTTTATCGAAGTCATCCATACCTTTCTTAGTAATTGTTTGGGTAATATCATCAATGGTTAAGACCATGATTCTATACTCATCTAGAGCTTTATAGCTCATAGGCGGGAGTCCTGTCTTACTTCCTAAGATGGAATCACTATTTTCCAATAGATGGGAATAAAACTTCTTATTAAGCTTATTTAGACGGCTTTTGTACTCATACCTAAGAGAGTCTTTTTTCTCAATATAGTCTATCTTAGCCTGTAGTCTAATTACTTGAGTTGATAACTGGTCAACCTTAGCCACTAAAGCGGTATTGTCTACTCTTTTTAAGGATAGGAATTTTGATGTGACCTCAGTACTGCCTCCACCCTTAAGTAATTCTCTTAAAAAGAACCATGCAATAATCCCAATAGGAATTATAAGAAGCAAGGTGATAGGGTTTGTAATGAAGTCCATTCTTATAGCATCCTTGGTAGAAAAGTGTATACAGTACTGGTATTGTATTTCCTATACTGCTTATTAATTAGTCATGTAGATAATTGAGGGTAAGGCTGTAAAACTGTTATTTCAGTGCGGTCCACACATGAGCACAGTCACCAATATCTCGTTGGACTACATACAGAGAACACTTTATTCCAATACACGTTTTCTTTAAAAGTGGACAATATTTTTGAATGGGTATATAACCATTATTGATGAACCCAAGTATATTTTTTAGACCCCTAAAACCCCATTCTACTAGCTTTCCTTCTCCAGTTTGTACCATAATGACTGCCTGTTCAGCATCTGTTACTGCCTTGTCCTCATTAATAGTTACGTTAACTTTATTAATAAGTAAAGACTTACTATAGGCGTCCTCAATTTGCTTCTTGAACTTTGGGTTGAATCTGATATCATACATTTGTCACTTGTTTCCTTTACCTAGTTAGTTATTAAGAGCATTTTCTAATCCAGAGGACAGAGTAAGTTTTGGGATAATTATTAAATGAACTATTACCCCCTTCTGAAGATGTAGTTGAGTTGCTTGCACCACCTGTAGTAAATGTATGACTGTGGGATAAATCAGTAACTCCTGTGGAGCCGGTGTAACTGTTTATTCCTACAGTAATAGAGTGGGTGTGGCGGTTACTTGCTCCACCAGTGTTACCGAAGTGGGTACCATACGCCGCTTGAGAGTATGAAGTACCACCACCGTAGCCCGTGGATGGGTGGGAGTGGTCTGGGGTGTCTACCCCAGAAGAGCCCCAGACCCCATGTGTATGTGTTGCGTCGTGAGAGTGCGAACCATTGTAAGTACTGGTACCCCCAGAGTGATTATGTGCCATTGTATGCGAGTGTGTAGGAATCTGAGAGATTCCTAAAGTTGTAACATTGGTACCAAACACACTACCAGGAGCCGTTCCATTAGTCTTACCAGCTAAATAGCATTGTCCTGTAAGATTTGGAGTTTGATAGTTATTGTATGTTCCACCATCACAAACATACCACCCAGGCATAGTACCATTGTTTGTCCAGGTGGTTCCATCATAAGCAATCATCGTACCAATCGGGAAGGACTTGGTATTATCAATATAAGCCTTAACAGCTTTCTGAGTAGGTACTTTGGAATCAGAATTCGCCCCCATCAGAGGGTCGGAGTCTATGGTACCACCTGAGGAACTACTGAATCCACCATTACCAAA